TAGAATTAATTAGAAAAATTAATTTTGAATATGGTAATCACGTAGTTGTTGGAATCATATCATCATCAAATGAACCTGAAGAACAAGCAAAGGCGATTCAAGCGGGAGCACAATTTTGGATTATCAAATCAGATGATATTGAACCACGTTTAGAAGAGTTCAGAAAAGATTATGACGGTTACAAAAATAGAACCTTACCATTTAAAGTTTACAAATGATAAAAATAGATAGTAATACTAAAAAAACATTGATGGACTTATACCTTAAAAAAGGTATAGGTCTTGAAGGTAATATTACTAAACTTATTGATACTGAAAATGATGAGGACTTTAAAAAGTATTTAAAGGATTGTGAAACAAAAGACGGGGACAAAAGAAGAAAACGTCTTGAGATGACAAAAAAAATACAAAAACAAAATGAAGAACTCGTAACGTTAAATGAAAAAAACGAAAAAATGATGGAGGATCTTCAAAACAAAATCACAGAAATAGAAGACTCCAAGTTAACATTTGAAGTTCAAAATAGAGAACTTAACGAATGGAAAAAAGAAAATTTAGAACTTACAGAAAAACTTCAAAAAGAAATGATGAAGGCTGAAAAGGCTAGAGTTGATGCTGAAGCGGCAAAACAAAATGCAGAAAATGATTTAGATTTATTACAAAAGAAAACACAAAACGAACTCATATCCACAATAGTTAAAGTGGCTCTTTGGGTTATCATGGGTGTAGGTGTTGTTACTACTGGTGTATATGTTTTAACATTATTTATTGGTAAGGACACCCAAGTTATTAGTGCTGCTTGGTCAAACATATTTGGAATACTTCTAACTAATGCCTTTTCAATAGTAGGAACAATAATGGGTATTAAATACGCAACAGAAAATAAACAATAAAATAAAAACTATGTTACTAAAAGTAGGATCGAAAGGAGACGATGTAAAAAAACTCCAAACAAAATTAGGATTAACTGCGGATGGTTCATTCGGACCAAATACAGAAAAAAAAGTTAAAGAATGGCAATCAGCAAATGGATTAACCGCTGACGGTGTTGTTGGTGATGGTACTTGGGCTAAAATGTTCGGGACAACCCAGGTGGTTAAAGAAGATGTGGTGATTACACCGGTAACAGGATTAAACATTGAAAAATTAAAGGGACACATTCCTGATGTGGTTATCGCACAGATTTCTGAAACGGCAAAAAAATTCAACATTACAACTAATCTTAGACTTGCTCACTTCTTATCACAATGTGGACACGAGTCAGGAGGATTTAAAGCGGTATCAGAAAATTTAAATTATTCTGCCGATGGATTAAAAAGAACGTTTGGAAAGTATTTCCCAGGTAACTTGGCTGAATCATACGCAAAACAACCTGAAAAGATTGCCTCAAGAGTTTATGCTAACCGTATGAGTAATGGTGATGAAGCATCTAAAGAAGGTTATAAATTTAGAGGTAGAGGGTACATCCAATTAACAGGTAAAGGTAATTATACAAGTTTTACTAAATTCATTGGTGAGGATTGTGTTGCAAATCCTGACTTAGTTGCAACTAAATACCCATTGGCTTCTGCGGCGTTTTTCTTTGACTCAAATAAACTTTGGAGTATTTGTGATAAAGGTGCTGATGACGCTACGGTAACTGCAGTAACAAAGAGAGTTAATGGTGGAACATTGGGGTTAACTGATAGAATTAAACACTTTAAAGAGTATTATAGCCTACTTAAGTAATATTTATTATTAAATAAACTTTTAAAATTTAAATTATGAAATTATCTAAAGAACAAATTATGGGGATTATCCGACACGCATTAACGTTTGTTGGCGGTATTGTCGTAATGAAAGGACTTGTGGATGAGGCAACAATTACTGAGATTGTTGGTGGAGCAATGACATTAACAGGGGCTATTTGGTCTATTGTTGATAAGAAATAAATTTTTATTAAAATTATAACTAACCCCCATCAAAAGTGGGGGTTTTTAAATTAACAAGGTATTTATTAATTAGTATGAAAAGAATTACAAGATTAACCGAAACCGATTTGACAAGAATTGTTAAAAAAGTTATATTAGAAAAAGATAAGGAGGATGATAACGAATCTTTTTATAAAAAACTTATGATGAAATTAAAAGGGATTTCTAAAGATAAGTTGGAATACAATATGAAAAATAATTTACCTTGGGATTGGAAAGGATCTAAAGAAGGTTATTATGAAAAAATGGAAAATAAAAGAAATTATTCTGGATCAAATTAAAAAAATATTATGGGTGAATACGTTGGGATTATTATTGCATTTATAACAGGTGTGATTGGACCAATATTAGTTCTTTATATAAAGAATAAGTTGGAAAAGAAGGAGAAACCTGATATGGTTAAAGAAACTTTAAGGGTTTCAGAGTTGGTTACCAACAAGATAGAACACATAAAAGAAGAGTTTAATGCTGATAGGGTTTGGATTACACAATTTCACAACGGTGGGAACTTCTACCCAACCGGTAAATCGATGGCTAAGTTTTCAATAATGTATGAAACTGTACATCCTGGCGTGACATCAGTTCAAGGTAATTTCCATAATATTCCTGTAAATTTATTTTCAAAATCAATCAACCAATTATTAAGTAATGATGTGATTGAAATTCCTGATTTTAAAGACGATACTATCGCAACATATGGTTTAAAATATATTGCAGAAGATACAAACTGTAAGTCAGGATATCTATTTGCAATTAAAACCATAGACGATAAGTTTATAGGTACTTTAGGTCTTGATTACACAAAAAGAAAAACAAGACTTGATATGGAAGCTATTAATCATTTACAAGTACATGCAACGTCTTTGGGTGGTGTACTTATGACACATTTACAACAATGAGAAATAATTTAATTGAAAATATTGTAAAAAGAATTACAAAAAAACTAATTAATGAAAGAAAATCTGACGAACTTTCATTAAATATATCTAGACTTATTGTTAATCATTTTAAGAAAAAAGAAGACTTTGAATTTGAAAACATCTATTTTGAAAGGGGCGATGAATATGCGTCATTTGATTTAATATGTAGGTTTGTGGAAGATAAAGATTTAGATGATCCATTTTCAATACATGCCGAAGCCGATATGCAAGAAATGGAAATTGAAATTACATACAACCCAAAGGACTTCCCAAAAAATATGACAGATTTAGTTGCCGAAATAAAAGAAACTGTTGAACATGAATTAGAACATATTGAACAACAAAACTTTTCAGATATGGGTGTTAAAGACGACGAAGAAGGTGGAGAAGATGAAGATGACAATTTTAAATACCTGACATCAAATGTTGAAATACCGGCTTACGTTAGGGGACTTATTAAAAGGTCAATAACTAAAAAAATATCTTTAAGTGATGCGATGGATGAATGGTTTAGTGAAAACAAAAAGAAGTTTAATGAACCAAAAAAAGAATGGCCTAAAGTAAAAAAAATATGGATGGATTTTGCAAAAGAAATGAGGTCAAAACAAAAAATCAAAAAATTTAAGTAACCTATTTGTCTGTTTGTTATTTTTTTCTTAATATTAATAAAAAAAGATTATGTTAAGAAATAAAGTTAGAAGGGCAATAAAGAGGTTTAGTTTAAAATTATACAAATGGGAAAAGGGGTCTTCATGGTTTAAATCACCATACGAACCTACAGGGTATGAAAATCTATGTAAAGCCATTTGTAGAAAAATGATTAATCACCCTGAATCTAAATTTACAATCGCACCACTATCAGGTAAAAGATATATAATCAATAAAACTGTTGATGTTTTTATTATTATTGTCGATTCAAAAGTTGAAATAACTAATCACGTTTATCATTATGTCATTAATTTAGGTGAAAAAGACATCAATAAAATTGTTGGACATTTTAATAATAAGGTTGAACACATCAGGGTAAATTATGAAGAAGAAATAAAGTCACAAATTGTAAATACATTACAAACAATTTACGATAAAATTAAAGAAAATTAAAAACATGGAAGTAAAAAGAATTAAAATTATTGTTGACGGTAAATCCGTCAATGCGGTAGTAACCAACGATTTTCATTATCTTGGTGGGAAAAAAGTAGTCTATGACTTACCAAATGGGACTAAAGTTATAACATCATCTAAACTCGTAAAACTAATTGAAGATGAAAAAAATAATTAGTATATTTGTACTATCAATTTTATTAATCAGTTGTAAGAAAGATTATAAATACGAAATAAGGGGTAAAGTATATATACCAACATCAGGAATAAATCCTGTTCATGATGCGATATGGTATACTGATACGATATCTTTTGATGGTGATACGATATATTACGAAAACAGTGATGGTAGTGTGGTAAGGATTGCACCACCATATATTTTGAAAGATAACACATATAATAAATAAAATGACAGAAAGGGAATTAATACTTTTAGGGTTTAAAAGTGAAGACATTAAAGAACATGAAGATGACGATTCGTATTACTATGTCCTTGATATTGTGGATGGGATAACTCTTATTACACCAACCAATGAAGAAATTAAAGATAGTGATTGGTACGTTGAATTTTTTAACACTGACCCATTAATCAGATTCAATGGTTTTGGTGAAGTACAAGCACTAATTAATACACTTACTAAAGCAATTGTTAAAAAATGACAAATAAAATACCTACACATGATCCGCAAACGGGTGAACTAAATCCGTATTATGAAGAATTAACGGGCGAAAAAAACCCATTGATTAATTCTGATGAAAAAAAAACTACCACATTTGACACGACGAAGTTAGTCGGAAAAGAATTTAGATATAAGAGTAAATACGGTATATCTAATTGGACTGATAAAGTAAAAAACATAGAATATGTTCTTGGTATAGAAACAAATATTGAATTGCCAATTAAGTCTTATGTTGAAGGTCAAACAAAAAAAGAATTTGAACTTTATGGTTATAAGTATAAATTACTTGTTAGATCCACAAGGGCTAATCAAGTTTATGATTTTAATGATTGTGTTTTTAAATTTTAAATTATGAAGTATTTTAAATTAGGTTTGATGTGGTTAGGGCTGGTAGCTATCACATCATTGTACGGCGAGTATGTCGTAAGTAGAGAAGTAAACGGGTTCATACAACTATTAGGTTTCGTCGGTGTGTTTGGGCTCTTGATTTATTTAGGTAACGAAACAATTAAACAATTAACAATTAACAAAAAAGAAGAAAAAAATGATTAGTACAGTGATTTTTATGGTATGTTTGATTGCAGCAATTTTCGTTGCAGTATCAACAAGAGGTAACATGTATGTTACAGGACAAGACAGATGGGGTGATTCCCGTGAACGTTTTAACCCATCATGGTTAATTAAACCAGTTGTAATTTTTGCGTTGGGATTGATAGGATCCATTATCCAACCATTCGCATTGGAACGAATTGATGCGGGTAACAAAGGACTTAAAGTGAATTTAACTGGATCTGAAAGAGGTGTTTCATCTTACCAATATAAGACAGGTTGGGTATTATATAATTCTTGGACAGAACAAGTAAAAGAATTCCCATTATTCCAACAACACATTGAGTACGATGCTCAAACAGTAATTACCAAAGGTGGATTTGCTGCAACAATTAAACCTTCATTTAACTATTCACTACGTGAAGATGCGATTGGAGAAATGTTTGTTAACTTACGTTTAGATATTAAAGAAGTTGAACAGGGTTGGTTAAAAAATGCGATTGTATCATCTGTTAATGACGTTGCGAACCGTTGGGAAGTGGATGCTATCTTTAATAAACGAGAAGAATTTGAATCCGCAATTATTTTAGAATGTAATAAACGTGTATCTAAATGGTTTACCGTATCACAGTTAAGAACTAATATCATTCCACCAAAATCACTACAACAGGCGATTGAAGGTAAAACAAAGGCGGTTCAGGAGGCACAGGCAGCTCAACAACGAACATTGGTTGCTCAAGCAGAAGCATTAGAGAAGATGGCAATTGCAAGAGGTGATTCCGCAAAAACTATCATCAACGCAAATGCTGCGGCGATGGCGATGAAAATCAAACAAAAAGAATTAACACCATTATATGTTGAGTTCATTAAGGCATCTGCTTGGGATGGTAAACTACCAACAACAATGGCAGGAGGTTCAGGAACATTCTTAAACATTAAACAATGATAAGAAAATTTGGAACAGTATATTTTGTAATTATTTTAAGTGGTTTAATATACGGTGGAATTATGTATCTGGCGTTTAATAAAAACAATACGTGTGATAAATTAGTAAGGTTTAATGACGGAACACAAATTGAAGCTAAAGAAGTTAGATCTTACGATAATGGAATGACAACAATTACGAATTGTACCGATGATGTTTTAAGGACACCAACACTTAATATAAAAATGGTTGAAGAACTAAATAAATAAAATTAAATCCTCACTTTACGGTGGGGATTTGTTTTTTTAAATAAGTTTTATTACTTTTGTGATATGAAAGCAAAGTTGATTAAAACAGGTGATGAGTTTTTACTGAAAGATTTAAATGGTGAAACATTAGCAATAACATCAGGCACAATGAAAGGTAGAATGTTATCAATCAAAAACTGCCAAGAAATTGAACGTGGTTATGATTTGGATGAGTTGGCTGAAACATTTGCCAAAAACCATTCCATTTATCCAACAGCACAAGATGACACTGAATATGGTTTTAAATATGGCTTTCAAAAAGCACTTGAGGTGAATGCCGACAAAAGGTTCACACTCAAAGAAATGGTTGATTGTTGGAATAAAGCTTTAGAATTCCAAGAACATAAAGAAACATTGGGTGAATATATCAAATCATTAAAACAAACCGAATGGGATGTTGAGGTTGTGATGGTTCCAGCAATGTCAAATAATGGTAATGTATATTATGGTGATATACCAAAACTTGATGAGAACGGTTGTTTAATATTAAAAAAGTAATAAAAATGGAACAAAGAAGTACACACTACGGAGACGTAGCAAAATGGATAGAAAAGGTAATTGACTCTTGCGAGACATACCAACAGACACATACCGCCAACCAATTGGTTAGAAATTTTGCAAAACAATTAAGAACTAAATCGCCAGATAAATATTGGAACAGTTATCAATACACTGTTATTCATCCACTTCAGGATTTGGTTAGAATTAAACGACAATCACTCATAAATAAGATTGAGGAATAATGGAAGAAGAAATAGAATATGATTACTTACCTGGGTTCATAGATCAATTTGGTGATGGCCCACTTGGTGAGTTGAACCCAGATGATTGGGACGCACTCCAATTTTTAAGTTGGTTAAAATTAAACAATTATAAAATAATAAAAAATGATATCAAACGAAGAAGCTGAAATGGCAAGACTAAGAGGTTATCTTGAAGGGTTAAATAAAAGATATAACGATTTAGTAATGATAAGTAAAAACCCAACATATAAATCAGATTTAACTGACGAAATTAACAACGTACTTGCGGAAATAAAAAAAACAAAAAGCGAATTAGAAAAAATTAAGAACAAAATATGACCGAATACATTAATTACCCTTTACCGGGTGAAAAATACCAACACTATAAAGGTGGTAGATATGAAGTGATTTGTTTGGCAAATCATACAGATAACAATGAACCTTTAGTTATTTACAAGTCACTATCATTTGGTAGTATATATGCAAGACCATTAACTGAGTGGATTGAAATGATTAATCCTCAAACGGCTGGGACCACATATCCGATAAATAGATTTGAAAAAATATGAAAAAGATACTTTATTACACAACAAGAGTTATTTCAATCGTTTTGGCAATACCGGTATTAATTATTGGAATACCATCACTTTTTTTTATGTTTTTATCTGACATTTTAGATCAGGATTCTTATAATTAAAATAAATGAGTATGAAAAAGAAGATTGTCAGATGGTTTGAAATAAATTGGGGTTGGTTTTTTGTGAACGGTAGAAAACAAGCGGCTTGGGCCGAATACTTAAGAAAAAAATATGGAAATGAAAGATTATAATGAAAAGTGGTATATTATAGGTACCGTTGTTGGTATATTTGCCGGTATTACTATAGGGTGGTTAATGTTTGGTTTAAATTAAAACTAAATGGAATTACAAAAGTTTGAACAGGCAAAAAAAATCAAGGAAGAACTTGATAGGTTAGAAATACAGAAACGTAAGTTAAAAAGTGCGTTTAACTCTTGTAGTTTGGGGGTTACAATAGGATTTTCAACAGGGGGTACTTTTCCAAGAAAAGATGAGGTAAGTGTTTATAACAAAGAAGTTATTAAAGAAATGATTTCAAAAGAACTTGAAAGGTTGGAAGGAGAAATAGAGTTAGTTAAAGAAGAATTTGAAAGGATATAATATGGAACAGACACCGGTAGAATGGTTGGAAAATGGGATTAATAAAGTATTATCCCACCTACCAATAGAAAGAGAGGAAATAAAAAAACTTATAGAACAAGCATACTCAATGGATGTAAACCGAATGGAACACCTCAAGGATTTTGATACTTGGAAAGAATGGAAAAATACTAAATAAGATGAATAACATTACAATTGACACCGACAATAATTTAACAATAAATGTAAAACCTATTGTTAAGGTAAAAAATTCAATATCAATTGTAGGATCTGATAATGAATTACCTATTGAGGTAACCGCTGATTTTACAAATATACCACCACATCTTCACGAGATTTATTTATTGGCATTTGAAAGTAAATATGTTGGTAACACACGAATATGGGAAAACACAGATGTTAAAACGCCGGAACCAAAAACTATTGAAGAAAAGAAAAGTGAATGGGGATTAAATAGAATAATAGATATAATTTTTGGTAAAAAATAAATGATATGTCGTACTATAGAATCAAAATACAAGAAAAAAATAACGGACAAAAAACTTACACACCACAAGTGGGTAAATTAAAAATTTCTGGACTATGGATTAAAAAACAAGAAATTGTTTGGCATACAATAGTTCACGCTCACGGTAACACATTTGGATTATCTGAAACAATAACTGTGGGATATGCCACCGAAGAGTCCGCTTTAAAAGTTATTGATGATTATAAAAATAAAGATGGGATAGAAGAAAGTAATAAAGTTAAATCAACAACATATAAAACAATTGATTGATGAAAAAAATTTATATATTTTTTTGGTGGTTATGGAATTATCCTGAAATAGTGTGGATGAAATTTAAATCGTACTTCAAATGAGTAAAAGAGTTAAAATAGAAGGTATTAAAGGTGAGCCTATTGATTTATCTGGTTGGTATAAAAATCAAAAAAAACAAGAATTAGAAGAACAAGAAAGAAAACGAACAGAAGAAGCATTAGAACAAGAACGAATAGATAAAATAAATTGTCCTGTTTGTAAATCAACAAATAAGATACAACGAATAAAAAGAAAAAGTAATGGTGTAATGGGACCAGGTTTTTCAAGTTGGATTACAGATGATTACTTGGTTTGTAGAGACTGTGGAATACATTATGAGGATGTTACAAAATTAAAATAATATGAATAAAGAAACAAAATTTAAGGTAGGTGACAAGGCTCACAAAACAAAAGGATATAAATTTCCTTGCACAATTGTAGGTGTATTTGAAACAATTAAAGGTGATGTCAGAGTAGTCGGTGAAATGGATGAATTCGGATTACTACACATCTTCAACGAGGATCAATTAGAAAAAGTTCCACAACAAACAAATGAAGAAGTTAACACAAAGTGGGATTTATGAATTTATTAGATAAAAAATACACAGATTTACTTCAGGACATTTTGGATAATGGAGTAACAAAAATGGATCGTACAGGTACAGGAACACTATCAGTATTCGGAAGACAAATCAGACACAAGATGAGTGAGGGTTTTCCTTTACTTACAACAAAGAAAATGTATTTCAAAGGAGTTGTAACAGAATTATTATGGTTCTTACGTGGTGATACAAACATTAAATTCCTTGTTGATAACAATTGTCATATTTGGGATGGGGACGCTCATAAGAATTGGTTTGAAAATGGTAGAACTGAGTTTGACCAATTTGCTGACCCGATGTTTATGTCGGATGATGCTTTAGGTAAAGAAA